ACCGAGAACGGTAAGGCAGACCCTTGGCGGTATTGAAGGCTCAATACTTGACGCATACGGTGGTGAGTATGAGTGGGATATGTGGACGGTCAAGTTGTGGTCTGCTCGTGGTCAGTATCGTGACTTCAGTATCCGCTATGGCGTGAACATGCTGGATTACAACGAGGAGTATGATTCAAGCGAGTGCTATTCATCATGCATTCCGTATTGGACGGATGGTACGGAGTTTGTTGTCGGTGACCAACAGACAAGTGGCGGTGTCACTCCATCTGGACGAGATCAGTGCGTACCGCTTGATGTCAGCGATAAGTTTGAAAGCAAACCGACAAAGGCACAAGTTGAAGCACAGGGCGTTTCATCAATGAATGAACAAGCACCAACGATTCCGGCACAGAGCATTACAGTTTCGTTTGTAAGGCTTCAGGATATGGGCGAGTACGCTGACTATCAGAACTTGCTTCAGTGCAGACTTTGCGACACTATAAACGTCATTTTTCCTGACTTTAACAGCAGCGGTAATTTCAAGATTGTAAAAACTGTCTGGAACGTACTTGAAAGCAAGTACGAGGAGATGGAACTCGGTCAGCTGTCAACTTCACTTTCTGAAGCACTTGGCATATCAAACAGCCTTGAAAAAACAGGCGGTGGTGGCGGTGGAACATCACTTCTTGACTATATGGTTGTAGAACACTACACACATAACTATTCAGCTGTATCAAGCGGTAGTCAGATGTCTTGGAGCGAAACAAAGACCAAGGCAGGCTATTATCCAATCGGTGTAGTTGGCTTCAGAACATCTATGGCTGCACTCTTAGTTAATATGTGCAGAATAGACAATGCCACAAGTGGCTCTTGTGACATCAAAATGGCTGCAAGAGCGGTAGCAAGTGTATCAGCAAGTACAGCAGAGGCGTGGGTACTATGGATAAAGGAACAATAAAAATGAACACATTTATAAAAGCATCAATAATCCGTGCGATCCGCACGATTTGTCAGACCGCTATATCAACAATAGCGGTCTTTTCAACTGGAGAAATAGTAGGCATAACAGACGTTAATTGGTGGCTTGTTGCATCTGCGTCAATACTGGCTGGCATCCTGTCAATTTTGACATCGGTTGCAACCGGACTACCTGAGGTAGAGTACGAACACAACTTGTATATGTCGGTTGATGAGCCGGATGACGCTGAGGTGGATGAAGATGATGACTAATACGCAGTTATTGGCAATTGCCATAAAACAGATCGGTAACGGTGGGTCAAAGTATCGCAGTTATGTCGGTTCCGGTGGAAACTATTGCAATATGTTCGTTTACTGGCTTTATAGTGCCAATGGATGTGGCTCACTATTTTCGCTGCCAAGAACGAACTACTACAGAACGTACTGCCCTGACTCCATCAAATGGTGCAGAAAAAACCTTGCCGAGATACCACCATACTTGGCCATGGCTTGTGACATCATCTATATGGACTGGGAACCAAACGGTGTGCCAAATCATATTGGTATTGTTGACCACAAAATAACAACGGCCAAAATCGCAACAATAGAGGGCAACACAAGCGGTGTAAAGAACGGCAAGGCGGTTTCCGGAATCGTTGCAGCAAAGACACGAAACACAAAATACGTCAACATATTTAGGCCAGCTTTTAACGGATCATATAAAATCGGCCCAATTGTTGAGGACTCTGACATGGGTTATAGCACGATTGCCAATATGAAAAAGGCACTGGGTGGTCTTACCGTTAATGGCATACTGGATAAAACAACCGTGAAACGCATACAGGCCTACTGCGGAACGAGCAAGGACGGTGCATGGGGTCCAGCAACCAGCAAGGCCGTGCAGCGTGTCATTTGCGGTTTTAAGGGCAAGGACATAGACGGTGCTTTTGGTCCTAAATCAGTACTGGCACTACAAAAATGGGTGAACGCAAAAAACAAGGCAACACCAGCACCAACACCAAAACCGACACCACCAACAACAGAGCCAACAACCTATCCTGGCACATTTCCAACGCTTCCACCAAAGACAGCAAAAATAGCCGTTGAATGTGCTTACGCATACGGCACTAAATTATCAAAATACAGATACAAGGGCGGTAAGCCGAAAGCAGCATACAAGAAGAGGCTGAATCAAGCGTATCCAAAGCGTAGCGGATGGAAGTACGCAAAGTCACGAGCTGGTGCAAGTTGTGATGTGTTTGCCGGAACTGTGCTCAAGTGTTCAGGCTACAAGTCAGCACCACACACTATGTCAACGATGGTATCGTGGTGCAAGAAACATCTAAAATCTGTAAGCAAAATGCAGAACGGTGATGTGCTGACACGCACAAATCACGTGATGATTTGCGTAGATCTAAAGGGTAAGAAGCGTGTTGCAAACGCACACTTCCAAGACCACGGAGGCACTTACGGAATCATCCAGGCGGTAGGAAAGCACACGCACATCTGGAGGCCGACAGGCACGAGTTACTTCAGCAAGGGCGACACCTTCACGGCCGTAAAATATATGAAGCGGTTCCTGAATTGGTACGGCGGCTATGGGCTCAAAGATAATTATAAGTTCGGTAAAAAGACGGAGGCAGCGGTCAAAGACTTTCAGAAAAAAGAAGGGCTCGAGGTTACAGGGCGCTTCGGATCCAAAGAGTTAAAAAAGGCGAGGGCAATAAAGAAATGACAACAGTAACAGCAATAATATTAACAGCGCTTGGATCTAACGGGTTATTCGTCTTTATTCAATGGCTTATCGACAGAAACAGCACCACGAAACAAACACTCGAGGCCGTTTCGTATTCCATGTTATCGGACCGTTTAGAAATGCGACTCGACTCAGGTTATGCGACCCCGGAGCAACGTAAAGAAATGGAAATATTAATCGACGCTTATAAGCGTAACGGTTGGAACGGCGACATGGACGCCAGGATTCAACGTTTTTATAATTTACCGACTAAAAAATTAGACAAGGAGGGCGCGAATGTATAGGTACACGACTCCGACGCTCCCGTTAACTATTACGGACGTCGATTTTACAGACGTTAATTATTTCCGTGTTGCTATCGAGCAAGGTAAAACGGAAATGCTAAAGGTCGTAAATGTTAACGATCCGAACGTCGACGCGGAAAACAAAACAATTTATATTCCGTTGACTCAGGAAGAAACCGCCGCTCTATTATCCGGACCGGCCGAAGTTCAAGTTCGTATTAAGTTCACGAATAACGCGGTCCTGGCGACTAATAAAGCTAATATAACAGTTAAAGACGTACTCGACGAGGTTATTATATGAAACTATCAGTTAACGACGCTAACGGCGTAAATTTAGCCGTTAACGATAACAATAATATCGGACTCAGGGCCGGAGATACTATTAATATCGGAACGAGCGATTATAACGACCTTGTAAATAAACCGACTATCGAGGGAACGACCCTCCAGGGCGATTTAACGCTCGAGGACCTGAAAGCATATACACGCGCACAAATCGACGCGTTACTGGCTTATAAGGCGAATTTAGCGGACCTGGCGACCGTAGCGACAACGGGGGACTACGACGATCTTATTAACGCTCCGGAACTCGCGACCGTTGCAACGTCCGGAAAGTATAGCGACCTCAGCGGAAAACCAAATCTCGCAGCAGTAGCAACGTCCGGAAATTATAACGACCTAACAAACAAGCCGACTATTCCAGAAGAACAAATATTCCCCGTTGTTCTCACCGAGGACGAGGACGAGGAAATCACGGCGAGCGAAACATTTTCCGACATCGTTGACGCGTATGACGAGGGTAAGTATATAACCGTTAAGTTCATCGACATGGACGGCTACGGCTCAGACCTTGTGCTGATAGAGGTAGCGGTAGAAGATGGCTACATCAGTACGAGGGATATGATGAATCCCACAGGATATTGGAACTTTACCATCAATAATGATGAAAGTGTTACAAGAGGTTATGTGCAAGCGACCACTAATGACTTAATCAACAACTCACGGTTTGTTCGTGGCGATAGTGCGATATGGAAAGGCACTTGTTCCACGGGTGCGGGTACATCGGCAAAAGCCGTTACATTGAGCGGTTTCAATTCAACCGATCAAGCCGTAGGTGTTGTGGTAGTCGTTACGTTCAATAACACAAACACGGCCGCCGTTAACGGTTTAACGCTCAACGTCAACGGCAAGGGCGCTAAACCTATCAAGGTATTAAAGGGCGGGGGAGTTACGGACCTCGACGATCCGGGCAATTTAACCGGGACTATGCCGTTTATTTACGACGGAACGAATTGGGTAACGTGGTACGATACCGATTCGGACGAAAACGTAAAACAAACGGCTCCGAACCCGTCCAGTTATTCATATTGGAGGCCGTTAATGATCGGGGATTCGTCAAGCGCAACCGAGGGATTTACTCCGGCCGATAAAACAAGCGGAGCTTTTGCGTTTAAGACGTTAGAAGCTCAGCCGTCAACGGGTACAATTCGCATGGGCGCGGCCTCAATGTTTAAAGGCAGTTATGCGAGCAAGTTATCCCCGGACGAATTAACGGAAAATAGAACCGTAACAATTCCGGACGCCTCCGGAACTATGGCGTTAACCGACGACATTCCGACGAAAACAAGCGACCTGGTTAACGACAGTCTTTTTGCTCGAGGTAAAATCGCAATATTTAACGGGACGTGTTCGACCGCAGCCGCGACAGTCGCAAAGGCCGTTACTTGTAACGACTTTACGGCGGCGGACCTTGTAACGGGCGCGATGATCCTCGTAACATTCGACGAAACAAACTCGGGAGCCGTTGCGGACCTGACGTTAAACGTTAACTCGACGGGCGCGTACCCGATAAAACAGAACACGACCGGGACTCTCGGAAATCTCGGAGGAGCTGCATACTTAAAAGCGGGAGCAACGTACCCGTTTATTTTTAACGGTACGTATTGGGTAACGTGGTATAACTCAGATACCAACACAATAGGTTATCAAATCAGGACTAACGGTATGTCGTTACCTATGAAACAGATAACGTACCGTTATAGGCTTTTATTCACGTCAGCGGACGGGGCGGGTTACGTTCCGGCTAATACGTCGACCTCCACGTCAGCGACGGCGAAAAAAGAGGTTAACCAGGCTAAAATTAATCCTCATGGGCGAATAGTTTATTATGCGACTACGGCGTCCGTTGCTGCCGGGAGTAGGCCGTCCGTAACGTACCAGTATAGTCAGTACAGTACCGTAACGCTCGGGTACTCATTTAATAGGACCGGCGCGGCGTTAACATTAACTGCCTGGAAACCAGTATACGTTAAATGTACTCCGCAGTCGGACGGGTCCGCGATCATAGACCCGGACACTCCGTTCGTTCAGGATCAACCGACGACGAACGACGGAAAGATTTATATTTTCCTCGGAGTAGCAGTTTCAGCGACCGCGATCGACTTTACGCTCGAACACCCGGTTTATTATCACGACGGAACGGCCCTCAGGTTATGGAACGGGCCAGTATCATAGGACATTACGCCGCGACCTTAAAACGATAAAAACAACTACACTGCTGCACATGATTTTCAAGTTTGTAATAGGCCTCCGCAAAGCGGCGTTTTGTTACAAAGAGGAGGGGAAACCCTCCTCTTTTTGTTTTGTCCGAAAAAAATGAGGCTCTATTTTTCGATATCAGCGATTTTTCCGTCTTTTGGTATAGTTTATCCTTACGTATATTTTCTAATCACAGCGAGCGAGTTTTCTACCAAATCGGCGAAGTTATAAACATCGTCCGGGGCGGAGATTTCCATTTTTTCGCCTTTATGGTCCATAGACGGGAACAACACCCATTTTGCGCGCGGGGTGTACTTGATCCGGGCGAGATCCCATTCACCCAGGGCGGCCGTTACGTAATCGTCGGACCTCCGGATCAGCTGAAGATCCTCGCCGGATATTTCTTTTAGTATTTCGAAAATCTCGAGCTCTGCCTCCGTTGCGATCCGTTCGCGTTCCTGGCCGTAATTGTTAATGGCAGCCGCAGCCGTTTTGAGTGCCTGGTGTTTGATTTCGAGTTTTTTTATCATGATTTCCTTGCCGTCCTTTATTTCGTCATAGGTACAAGACCTCGCAGCGGCGACGTCAGAGAGGGTAAACCCGAGCCCCTTAAAGCAGAACGTACAGATTGCAGCGTCTGCAAGTTTAACGTGGCCCTTTACGAGGGTAGATTTTCCGCATTTTATACATTTCGCCATGAAAATACCTCCAATCAATATGTTGTTGACAAATGGGGAACACTTAAATTATAATACGGGGTGTAGAGGTGATTCAATATATTCTGACAAAGACGGGCCCGAGAGGGTCCGAATAAAAAGATTGATAACTATTCCAATAATCATAAGATTGGGAGTATTCCGGAATAGGGTAGTAGAAGCACAACAGAATATATAATTATGAATCACCAAAGTAACGAAACGGAGGTGATTTTTTTAATGCTAAAAGAGAGCTATCAGCAATTCGCAATCGTTCGAGAGGACACGGCACAATTATTTACTGACACGCTCAACGCCACAATGAAGGAGCTCAGACATAAGCACCCGATCGCTGACATTAAGAGCGACACATTCGCGATTATCAGCTACACGGAAACGGACACGACGCCGGAGGACATCAGCGACGAGTACGAGCTCCAGGGATTACGCATAACGTGCCAGGATTGCCCGTTTTTTACGCCGATCCTCAAAGCGGACGGATCCGAGGATAAGCGGATCAAGTACGGAAACTGTCCTATCAGCGAATACGGAAGGGCGAACAAAACGTCGAGGGCGTGTAACGAGTTATTTCAGTTGATTAACACCGGGGAGGTACAGCTATGCGTAAAAGATACGAAATAAGAGAGGGAAGCATTGCAGCCTACGCAATTATGGTTCTGTTTGGTTTATTTTTCGGCCCGGGCCTTGTCGCCCTGGCGATATTCTGAGGAGGTGCAGCATGAAAAAGACTACACAATGCGAGAAGGTCCTCAAATGGCTCCAGGAAAAAGGCGAGCTGACAACACGCGAGGCCGTAACGGAATTAAACATAATGTCGCTGGCGCGCCGAATTATGGAACTCAGGCGCGCCGGACATAACATTACGCTAACATACAGGCCGAGCCCGACAGGCTCAAAATACGGCGTTTATACGCTGGCAGAATAGGAGGGCAGCAATGGAAGATAAAAGAAAATGGACGAAGGACGTCGAAAGTCTTTTGAAAACAGATAATAGAGCGGAAATCGTTAGCATTGACTACGCCCGCAACGATCCGGGGCAGCACGTTCCGGAGGAGGTCGTTCGGATCCGTTACAAGGGCGGCGCGGTTGCTGACATTAACGTAACGTTTAACAGCCTGGGTGCGATCCTCAAGGAAATCGTTAAAGAGGTTTACGATCAGAACGCGACCGGTACGTTTTTCAGAGGGTTCCTTGACGAGGAGGTGGCGGAATGAAGAAGAAAATTGAAGGCGATCTCCGTCAGGTGCTCAAGCCGTACCTTGGCCATTGGGACGTTCCGGAGGACGGCGATCTGATTCTGACGATCGACGAGATCTACGAGGAGGAGATTAAAAATCAGCACGGAACCGAAATAAAGCCGGTTATCTATTTCAAGGAACCGGACGCGAAGCCGATGATCGTCAACAAGGTCAACAACGACATGATTACAAAGGTACTCGGCAAGCGCACGAAGTCGAACAGCTGGAGCGGTAAAAAAATAGCCCTGTACGAGGCTCCTGAGCCGAAATCACAGGACGGCCTCGCCCTCAGGGTTCGGGATTACGCACCGAAAACCGACGAGCCTCTGTTCTGCGAGGAGTGCGGAGCGGAAATAACCGATTACGAGGCGGACGGAAAGAGGTTCACGGCTAAAGGAATTGCGACAAGATCAGAACGGACCTTCGGGCGAAGGTTGTGCTACGAGTGCGCGGCTAAGGCGAAACAGGAACAGGAGGCGACCGATGAATAAAGACGAATTAAAAGCGGCACTCGAGAAACACCGCAAATGGTTATACGACGAGGAGGGCGGCGAGCGAGCCAACCTTTGGGGAGCCGACCTTCGGGGAGCCGACCTTCGGGGAGCCAACCTTTGGGAAGCCAACCTTTGGGGAGCCGACCTTCGGGAAGCCAACCTTTGGGAAGCCAACCTTTGGGGAGCCGACCTTTGGGAAGCCGACCTTCGGGGAGCCAACCTTTGGGAAGCCAACCTTTGGGGAGCCGACCTTCGGGAAGCCAACCTTAACGAAGAAACAAAGATCCGTTACGCGATTCATTGTCCCGATACCGGTTCGTTTATCGCCTGGAAAGCAGCGGGCGGCTATATCGTGAAGCTGGAGATCCCAGAGGACGCGGAACGTTCCAGCGCGACAACAAGAAAATGCAGAGCCAGCAAGGCGAAGGTACTGGATATACAGAACTACGACGGAAGCCCGGCGGACGTTACCGAGGTTACATCGGAACGAGGCGGCGTTTACCGCGTCGGCGAGGTAATACTCCCGGACGCATGGGACGAAAACCGCTGGAACGAGTGCAGCCACGGAATACACTTTTTTGTAACGAGAATGGAGGCGGAGGACTGGCAATGATTACGATAAAGGCAAAAGTTGAAAACAATAGCCACGTCATGCTAAAGATCTCAATCGAAGGCAACGGCGAGGACGTATTCGCGGAAGCAGTTTCGATTTTAACTCGTTTTCCTCAGGAACTAAAGAAAGCCAACCCTGAAATGTTGAGCGACGCTCTAAAGGCGTCAAAAGCGGTTCTTATTAAGGAGTTACTAAGTGGGGAAAGTTACGCGGAGGAGGTCGAAATTGATTCAATTAAACAATGAAAACTATCACAGCATAGCCGCAAACGAAGCGTACTGGTCCGTTTCACAGTTCAAGGCGTTCAATAAATGCGAAGCTGCCGGACTTGCTGAGGCAATGGGCCAGTACGTCCGCGACGAAACCGACGCGCTCCTGATCGGGAAGTACGTTGACGCGGCGCTGGCTGGTAGTGAGGCCGAAGTCAGGCGTTTCGTGAACGCAAACGGCGACAAAATGTTTAAGAAAAACGGCGAACTCCTGGCAAAGTTCTCACACGCGAACGAGATAATCGCGAGAGTTCAGCGCAGCGACTTGATGATGAATTACCTGGAAGGGGAGAAACAAGTCATTTTCACCGGCGAACTGTTCGGGCTGCCGTGGAAATGCAAGGCGGACGTTTTTAACGGATCCCGTATTGTAGATTTGAAATGTGTCAAGGACTTCGCTGAGATCTTCGAGCCGGGCTATGGCTGGCGCTCCTGGGTGGAATACTGGGGCTACGATATTCAGGGCGCTATATACCAGCGAATAATCGAACAGAACACAGGGAAAAAGCTGCCGTTCTATATCGCAGCTGTAACGAAAGAGAAAACCCCGGACATAACCGTCCTGGAGATTCCGCAGCACGTTCTCGACGCAGCGTACAGGCTCGTCGAGGCAAAAATCGAAACATTCGACCTGGTAAAGACCGGAGAGGTTGAACCGCTCCGCTGCGAGAAGTGCGATTATTGCAAAGAAACAAAAGTATTAACAGCCCCGGAATTGTACGAAATCAAGGAGGCAGAGTAATGAATAAGTTAATCAAATACTTACTTGATCCAGTTCTCAAAGCCGAATACAAGCGCGGCTTCGACGCTGGCGTTAATGCTGAAATGCTCGTCAAGGCTCAGGACGACACCCGCCGCGAATATGACATTTTGCAGCGCGGGAAGGCTCTCGGCCGCGAGGAGCTCCTCAGGGAAATGGAAAGCCCGATCGAGGAGATCAGCGCCGAGGAGTTCGACGAAATAGCACAAATGGCCGAGGGACCGAGAAAACCGTTCGGGTTCGTCGGAACAATGGAAAAAATGCAGCTTGTACTGGAGAGCGACTAATGTATAACGCGATAATATCAGAAACAGAACTCAGGCCCGGCCAGGTTATCAGGCAGCTCAGGAAGGAAACGAACACATCGGTCCGCGAGCTGGCGCAAAGGTCCGGAACGTCAACGTCCGGGATTAATCGCTGGGAGAACGGAAAAAGGACTCCAAACTTCGACGTTTTTATGCGCCTTATGGCGGCCATGAACGCCGACGTCGTTATAGTGAGAAGGACGAGGCGGGACATTGCGGAGGGTGCTCCCGCCTCAGAGGAGGGCAATAATGCTGAATAGAATTACAATACATGGCTATCTCGGTAATAATCCGGAGCTGACGGAACACCAGGGACCGAACGGGCCGTTTAAAAAGGCGACGTTTTCGGTCGGAGTTTCCCGCGATTACGGCGACGAAACCGATTGGTTCCGCTGCTCCATAATCGGCAAA